TTTGGTAAAAAGGAAGACAAAGATTACAAAAGAAGTGCTAGGAGAAGACTTTCTAGCAAAGGTTAATGAATATAGAGAAGCTTTCCCTGCTAAACGTCTACCTAGTGGTGAGCTAGCAAGACAGAGTGTACAAGAACTTAAAGATAAGTTTGTATGGTTTTTCAAGACCTATCCAGAATATGACTGGAATCTAGTACTAGATGCTACAGATTATTATAATATACTATTTGAAAGAAAAAGGTATATGTATATGGCTACTAGTAGTTACTTTATAAAAAAGACCAATCCCCAAACAAAAGAAACAACGTCTAAGTTGGCAGATTATTGTGAAATGATTCTAGAAAATCCAAAAATTTTAGAAGAAACTGCAAAATAAATTTGTTTTCTAAAAGATTATTTCTTAGCTTTACACTTACACAACACAAAAATACAAAACTGCAATGTCACAACCTCAACGCCCCTATGGGGCTAAAACCTACTTCGAAATACTTCAAGAAGGTCTTGTATACATAGAAGACCGTAAGCTAGGAAAAATAAAGTCTTTCACTACTCCCTGGCAAAGTTTAAATTTAGCTGGTGTAAATGGTTTAGAATGGGGCTCTATGCTCACTATAGGTGCTAGACCTGGAGCTGGTAAAACCATGTTTGTTTCTCAAATACTTAAGGAGAGTAGAATATTAAACCCTGCACAAGATTTTAATATTCTAGAATTTCAGTTTGAGATGGGACCTAAGCAGTCTGCATCTAGAGCTTTTGCTTCCCATATGGCTATGGACTATAATTTAATTCTTAGTACTACAAAACAGCTTGATGACTTTTCATTTAAGATGATGAAGCAACATGCTGAAGAAACTAAAGAGTTAGAGAAGAAAGGAATAATGAGATTACAGATTAACAAACCTCTCACAGCTAAAGATATAGAGAAAGCTATTCACACTTATTACAATGCCCTAGGAGGGAAACCAATGTTGATTAGTTTAGATCATAGTTGGTTGGTAAAGAAAGATAAAGAAGAAAAGGAAAGACTAAACACTCTCTATAATACTGTGGAGATGCTTGTACAAGCTAAGAATGAGCTACCTATTATTGTCTTTATGATTTCTCAGCTTAATAGAAGTATAGATGAACCAGCTAGAAAAATGCCAGGATCTATAGCTAACTATCCCACTAGCTCAGATATATTTGGTGGTGATGCTCTTATGCAAGGGTCAGATATGGTGGTTGTACTAAACAGACCATATAAATCAGACATACTTACATATGGTCCTAAAGAATATCAATCTGAGAAAGATGATATATTTACCCATATATTAAAGTCTAGGAATGGATCTGATGACCTTAATATGATTTTTATGAAAGCTGATTTTAATAAGCAAAGAATATTTGAAGTTCCTGAACCACAAGCTGCTAATCCTTCTGGTAGATTTGTACCTAGAAGAGCTGGTGGTACAGGTAGACAAAGAAATGATTCATCATCACCTAACTTGGATTTATAATTTCACAATTTTCATTAACAATTAAACAAAAAGACAATGTTTCAAGTAGATTCACAGACACAGTCAGATGCTTGGAAGAAGACCAAGCTAGAAGCTATTCGTGACTATCACCAAAGTCTAATTAATGACTTAGGTATAGCCAGAACAGACTTCAACATGAAAATGCCATTCTATGACCAACAAGGTAGAATGGTAGTAGGTATTTTTGCATCAGAGTTCAGAAAAGAAAAAGGTTTCTTCTTTGAGCTAATTAACAGATCATTGGATCCAGCTGACTCTGAACGTAAAGTGTATAGAGTTCCTCCAAGTGGTTCTTTTGACGAAGAGTATGAGCTGAATGAAAAAGGTTCGTATCTTGTCCCGTTAGATGAACTACGAGTGGTAAATGAACAATCTGCTGCTATTAGTAAAGCATCTGCAGTTACTAGTAGTGATAGAGTGTTAAAACCTAGTTTATCAGAGGTAGCTTATAAAGCTCCTGCTCCTATGGAAGATGCTCCTTACACTGAGATGACTATAAGAGATTACTATGCTATCCATACAGGTAAGCCTGTAAGTGGAAAGTATTGGTTAAATGAGCTAATAAAAAACAATAAATAAACATATGGCACAAGGAGTATTAATTATTGCAGAATCTGGAGCTGGTAAGTCTACTAGTATAGAAAACCTAGATCCACAGCAGACATTTATTATTAATGTAGCTAACAAACCTCTTCCGTTTAAGGGATGGAAAAAGAAGTACACTATTTGGAGTAAGGATAACCCTACCGGAAATATGTACGACAAGGCTGTTCCTGAAAACATAGAAGCTTGTCTTAAGTATATTAATGATAAGCGTCCTGAGATTAAAACTGTAGTGGTAGATGACTTTCAGTACATGTCTTCATTTGAGTTCTTTGACAAGGCTAATGAGAAAGGTTACGAGAAGTTCACTCAGATAGGTGCACACTTGGCTAGAATAGCTAGGATGCCTAAAGATTTGAGAGAAGACTTAGTTATCTTTTTCCTTACCCATGCTGAAGAAGCTACAGATTTAGAAGGTAAAAGAAAGTTTAAAGCCAAGACTATTGGTAAAATGGTAGATGAAAAGCTTACCTTAGAGGGTTTGTTTTCTATTGTATTATTTGGTAAAGCCAAAAAAGACAAGGATTCAAACATCAGGTATGTATTTGAAACCCAAACTAATGGTGAGAATACATGTAAGAGTCCAAGAGGAATGTTTGATACATTTGAAATTCCAAATGACTTAGACTTAGTAAAAAATAAAATTGTAGAATACGAGAATTAATTCACTTAAAATTTAAACTTAAAAACATGTTTAGTACACAAGGACAAGAAGTCAAACAAGGAGGATTATCTAAATCCTTACAAGCTGGTGTGGTTTACGCACACATTCATAGTGCTCAAGTTAGATCGTCTAACAAGAGTGATAAGAAAGCTCTGGAGCTCACTTTAGAAGGACCAGAACTTGAAAACTTTGAGGGTTGGTCAGTAGTCAGAAATGATGAAAACTCACCTAAGTTTAAAGGTCAGTCTGCAAAGGTTATGGCTACTACATGGACAGATCAACATAACGAACCAAATGTTATGAAGAATGAAATTATGTATAAGCTCACAGTTATTTCTGAGCAGTTGGGTCTTAGAGATGAACTTAATAGTATCTCTGCTACTAACCTAGAAGAGTGGGTGGAAAAAGCAGTAAATGTTCTGAAAGGACATGATGCTTATTTCTTCCTGAAAGGTACAGAAGAGGAATATAATGGTAAGACTATTATCAAACTCTCTTTGCCTAAGTATAAGTTCTGTTCTTCAGATGAATCTAAACTAGATAAGTTTGATAAGAATAATAAATATCACTATAAAGCATTGGAAAATTCTAATGTAAATGGTTTTGAACCAGTTAGTGATGATTTTGATATGTAATCGTTCATGTTTTAGATTTAAATGTTAAAAACGAGGGGGTGTGTCTACATCCCCTTTTTTTATTAAATTTGAATTATGTTTAAAACAAAAAACCTAGTACACAATATAAAAGATGTTCCTTCAGGGTGGATATTTCAAGAGTTTTGTAGCTTGAAAGAAAAGCTAACGGGACAGGATGTAAAGATTAAATCTCTATTCAATCCTAAAGAACGTACTCCTAGCATGTGTATTTATACTGATGAGTATAATACTTACAGGTATAAAGATTTTTCTACAGGTAAAGGAGGTAGTGCTATAGATTTAGTAAAAGATTTAAAACAACTATCCTATCATAAAACTTGTCAACTCATCGTAGAGAACTATAACGATTTCGTTCTACATAATAATGGAGGATATGATATAGAAAAGTTCCAAAGAGCTTCTAAGTATAAGGTGACCAGTTATACTATGAGAAATTGGAGTACCCAAGATCAATATTTCTGGACTCAGTTTAATATTGGATCTAAACTACTTGAGGCTCACATTGTGAGACCACTAGAAAGTTATTGTATGACCAAGGATGATAATGAGCTTTGTATAAAAGGTCTTTATCTCTATGGTTATTTTAAAGCAGATGGTACTCTGTATAAGATATATCAACCCAAGACACTGGATAAAAAATTTATCAAGGTGTGTGACTATACACAGGGTGTACATCAGTGCACAGGTGAGAAATATCTTATCATCACTTCTAGTCTTAAAGATATAATGTCTATCAAGTCTCTCAAGCTAAAACACCTGGACATTATAGCACCTGACTCTGAGAATACTATGCTAAAACAAGAGATGATGGAAGAGTTAAAAGATAAGTATAAAAAGATAATTCTTCTGTTTGATAATGATGACGCAGGTATAGAATCTATGAAAAAGTATAAGGAGAAGTTTCCTTATATAGAAATGGCCGTTCTACCTATGAGCAAGGATATATCAGACAGCATAAAAGATTACGGAGCTAAAGAGGTTCGTAATAGATTAGTTCCTATCTTAGATAAAAAATTAGTTTGATGTCTCCCGCAAAAAAGAAAATATCCAGAAAAACCACAACCCCAAAGACTAGAAATGCTGGTACTATGACAGAATCAGCATTTTGGTCTTTTATCAGAAGTACTCTTAGACAGAAATCCAGATG